AAGGCAGTATATAAAACACAGAATACTCAGTATATCTCAAATGAGAGTACTAATGAATATATTATAATGAACTAATATGAAGCAAACAACAAAATTTAGTATAGTAAATAATCCACAGAACAATATGTTACCTGTGATAATTGAGGATACAAAAACTCGTCATCCATATGTACCTTTTGGTGTTTATGGTAATGATGATTTCTTTTCAGCAGTAACATCAGCATATAATGTTAGTACAACTAATGCAGCGTGTGTAGAAGGATTATCAGATTTAATATTTGGTAAAGGAATTTATTCTAAGAATGAAATCTTTAATGAAACACTTCAAAAGATATTACCGCAAGAAGAAACAAAGAGAGTAGCATTTGATTTAAAGTTATTTGGTAACTCAGCATTTCAAGTATATTGGAACGCAGAACATACTAAGATTGTAAAGTTATTTCATATTCCTATTCAGAATCTAAGAGCAGAGAAACTATACGGTGAACCTAAAATACAAAATTATTTTTATTGTACAGATTGGTTTGACCAGAGAGCAGTAAAAAATAAAAAGAAGATACCTGCATTTGGTACTTCAAAAGATAAAATGGAAATTCTTTATATTAAGAATTATCAACCAGGTTTATATTACTATTCCCTACCTGATTGGGTATCAGCATTACAATTTAGTTTAAGTGAAGGTGAAATATCTAACTTACATTATCAGAATATTACAAATGGTTTCTTACCGGCAGTAATGTTGAACTTTAATAGTGGAGTTCCAGCACCTGAGGAAAGACAAACGATAGAGGATTTAGTACACGCCAAATTTACGGGTACTGATAACGCAGGTAGATTTATGTTATCTTTCAATGATGACCCGGCAAATAAACCTACAATCGATACAATTGATATTCCTAACTTACATGAGAAACATCAGTATGTTGCAGAATATGTGCAGGATAGAATCTTAGTAGCACATAGAGTAACATCTCCATTACTATTTGGTATCAGAACACAGAACAATGGTTTCAGTTCTCAATCAGAAGAAATGAAAACAGCATTCTCTATTTTACAAACAATGACAATCGCTCCATTCCAAAATCTTATCCTAAATTCATTGGATTATGTGTTAAATAATGGTGGGTATGCGGATACTGAATTATACTTTGAACAATTAACTCCATTGGTAATTCTATCACAGCAAGCAGAAGAGCAAGGTAAAACAGTAGAGCAGGTTGAAGATGAAACAAATGATGCAATGGAAAATCCAGCAACAACAGAAGATAGTGGGGACCAAACAATAGAGGATAGTGGGGATATAAAAGTAGAAGAGCCTGAAAAGTTTGTTAAACCAACTTTCTTTAAACAAGAATACGAAATATTAAAAAAATAATTATGGCATACGCATTATTCATAAGTAGAAATGATATCATAAAGAACTCACCATTGCAAGGAGCAATTGATGCAGATGCTTTGTTACCATTTATCAGAACAGCGCAAGATAAATACTTAAAGAACTTATTAGGAACAGTCCTATTTGATTTCTTACAAGCAAGAATCACTGCAAATACAGTTAGTAGTTTATCTGTATATTATCAAGACCTATTGGATGATTATGTTAAGAATGCATTAATTTGGTATGGTTGTGTAGAATATATTCCATTTAGTTCAATTCAATTTAAATCTAATGGTAGTGTTAAACAACAAAGTGAGCAAGGTATAGCACCTTCTAAGAGTGAGATAGATTACCTATTAGCAAAGGCATTGAACAACGCAGATTATTACGCATTAAGATTACAAAACTATTTGATATCTTATTCAAATGAGATACCTCAATACTTAGAATCAGTTGGTAACCAAACACAAATCTATCCTGACCAAACGAATCAATACTTTGGTGGGATTCAATTATAATCTATATGAGTTTACAAATTGTACATAATACAGGCGTTAACTACACTTTATACTACAATATTCTAAGTTATTTTAGAACAATAATGAAGAATCATCCTAGTATTGGTGTGGCAACTTATGGTGATATTGCAGATTTTGATACAAAAGAATTTCCAGCTTATCCGGTGGCAAACTTACAGATAACTGATACTTCGTTTGGATTAAGTACAACTAACTATACTGTACAATTATTAGTAGCAGATAAAATTAAAAATAAAAATAATGAATCATCAGGTTCTCTTAATCAACAATCAATAGATTATTTTAGTGGAGTAGATGATACAATTGATATACACAATAATACATTAGGTATTATTAACGATTTAGCATCATACACACAGAGAGGTATAGCGGGGTTTGATATAGATGGTGAGATAACTTGTTTACCTTTCGCAGATAGGTTTAATAATGGGTTAGCAGGGTGGTCAGCAACCTTTAATGTAATTACTCACAATAATAAAGATAGATGTTTATTTGATTTATTAGGAGTAGAAGAACCAATACCATTTGTTCCTGGTACTTTAATTTGGAGTACAACATCAACCACATTCGATGAAACAAATGTTAAATGGATAGAAGCATAAATAAAAATAAAATAAAATAATATGGGAAGTTTAAGTAATTTATACATTTCACAGAGTTATCAATCTCTGATACATTTAGGAACTGATACAGGAGCAAGTGGTGAGCCTACACAATTGCAAGATGGTTTAGGAACAAACATTGGTGTATATGTAAATACAAATGGAGAAGTTAGTGCATCTTCTTTTAGCGGTAGTATAAGTGGTATCGGTAATGTAAGTGCATTTAGTTCATCAGTTAATAGTAGAATATTAGCAATAACAGGTAGTACTACTAATACAGGAAGTTTAGTAACAACATCTTCATTCAATGCATATACAGCATCGCAAGACTTTAAGAATACTACATTTGCAACAACGAGTAGTTTAACTAATTTATCAGCATCTTTATATTTTACCGATACAACTCAAAGTGTTAACATAGCAAGTATTAGTACATCAGTAGGTTTATTACAAACATTTAGTGGGTCTCAATATAAAACTGATTCTGCATCTTTTGATAGTAGAATATTAGCAATAACCGCAAGTGGTGGTGGAGTAAGTGTTGGTACATTTAATTCATATACAGCATCACAAGATTTTAAGAATACTACATTCGCAACTACTTCATCATTGAATAGTTTAAGTGCAAGTATATTCTCAACAGATGCAACACAGAGTTCTTTAATCAATGGTAAGTTAGATACTTCATCATTTACTACATTCTCTACATCGGTAGATAGTAGATTAGATTTATTAGAATTATCGGGTAGTGGATTTGCAACAACAGCAAGTGTTAACGCATTATCGGCTAGTATATATCAAACAGATGCAACTCAGAGTTCTTTAATCAATGGTAAGTTAGATACTTCATCTTTTAACACATATACATCATCTCAAGATTTTAAGAATACTACATTTGCAACAACAGGCAGTAACACATTCATAGGTAATCAAACCCTAACAGGTAGTTTATTTGTATCTGGTAATATCAATATGGTGAATGGTGCTGATATAGTTACACATCATGTTAAAGCACCAGGCGTAAATGGAGTTGAAATACAAACTAATACAGGTGGTGTTGTAGCTTTATTTGGAGCAGGTGGTAGTTTAGGAACTACTTTCTACGGACAAATAAATGCAACTTCAATATCTGCATCAACAATAAATGGTTTAGGTGACCCATTAGTATTCTCTACATCAGTTGATAGTAGATTAGATAATTTAGAATTAGGTTCAGCATCAGTTTCTACATCAGTAGGGTTATTACAAACATTTAGTTCATCTCAGTATAAAGCGGATAGTTCTTCATTTGATAGTAGAATTACGGCAGCAACAATTAATACTTCATCATTTGCAACAACAGGTTCTAATAACTTTATTGGTAATCAAAGAATAACTGGAAGTTTAATACTAAGTTCATCAGCAGCAGTTGAATTACAAGTAATCGGTGCAGTAGAAATAACAGGAAGTGTAGCAGGAAATATAACAGCATTAAGTGTAGCAAGTTCAACAGCAAGTATAGATTTTAATTTAGGAACATTCTTCACATTAACAATACCTTCTTCTTCTATAACTTATATAACGGGTTCTAATTTAAAATCCGGTATGACAGCAAATATTGTATTAACTCAACAATCTACAACAGGTAGTGTGAGATTTGAAAATTCATTATTCAAATTCCCTTCAGGTAGTATTAATACAGGAAGTGCAGTGGCAAGTGCAGTAGATATAGTATCAGTAATGAGTGTAGGAACAACAACATTGTATTCAGTAGGAGCTAATCAATTATTATAATATGAGTTTATTTGCAGCAACAGCATTATATAAGTATCAACCCATAGTAACAAGCGCAGCGTTTGTATATTATGGTGCAACAGGTACGGGTTCTATAAATTTAGGATTTCAAAAGTGGTTTAAAGGTGTTCAATCAACAAGTTATACTACTGACCCTATACCATCTGCATCATATAATATAACTGTTAGAAGTATTGAAAATGCTACATCAACATCAGCTTATTCAGTTCCATCAGGTCAATTGTTTAATATAACAGGAAGTATTAGTGGAGCAGCGGCATTAAATATGTTTACAACAGCTAATTTTTCTGGTGATGAAAGAAATGGTAAAGCAGTTGGATTTGGTATGTTAGTAGAAGGCCCTTCTGATTTAAGAAGTTATCCTTTAAATTCAATGCCTCGTCCGATAGCTAAAAAAATAAAGATAAGACCTTCATTGGCAAATTTACCATTTAACTATATTAGTGCAGGTGGATTAGTAACAGGTTCAGTTTTAGCATCTACTGGTACTGATTATTTTTTTGATGTGCAAGGTATATCAACATATAATTTAAATCAAAACGATATAACTACAATAGGATATTTTTCAGCATCAACAGCATCATTTTCAGGATATGTTGAAGGTACTCGCCAATATACATTTGCAAAAGCGAGAGGTACAAGTTCTACTATAAGTTGGCTAAAACAATTTGCAACAGCATCAATGGATATGCAAAACGCATTAGTAAATGCAGCATCATATACACTAACATCAGCATTACCACCTGAACAATCAAATGCAATTTATACATTTTCAGGAAGTGCAATAATATAAAAATTATGGAATACGGAATAATAAACGGATATAATAATCATTTAGTAGATGTAATAGATTTTGAATTTAATCAAGAAACTACTTTTTGGTTTAAGTGGTTTAATGGAAGTGAATGGATTGAAGTAAAACCTTTCACAGAATGGGCATTACACTATGATGATAATTCTTCAAATCTAAAATTATTAATAGGTCATAACTTTGATATAAGTGGTGAAATAGATTTGATAATATATGCAATCGTATCAGAAGTTGAATTAGAAATATATAATGGAAAATTAACCGTTTAATGGCTAAATCATTAGATAATGTAATTAAAAAAGCAAACTCATTAGCAGATATAATCTCTAAAAGAGTATCAGCTAATGCACCTCGTAGTAGTGGACCTAAAGGTGGTAATTTACAAAGAGCATTGTTAAAGGCTAATACCCTTGATACAATGTTAGATGTAGGTAGAGGTGGTACTAAATCAGTTCCCTTAAAAACTATTACATTCACTATTGATTACGCACCTGATGGAGCAGAGTATGGTATGTGGTGGAATGACCCAACCGTTTCTTCTACTGTCAGAAGTGGTAAAACAAAAAATGTACCTGATAAAATAAACTTTGTTGAAAATGCATTAAGTGAACCAAAGGTTATAAAAGCATTAGATGATATATATTCTTTATTAGGTGATACTATATTAGCAGGAATAGAAGATGAGTTGAATAAAATGGAA